ACGAAGGCGACACTGAAGTTTCAAATCAAGTTGTTAAAATCACAGCCGAATGGATGCGTGAGTTTATGCAAGCAAATGATATTGCTATTCCAGAATACAAACTTGTATCGAGTTTTGATAATCAGGAGTTGTTTGCAAATGGATAAAACCATAACAGAAAACATAGAATACATTTTCAAAGACATAGTGGATAAGTACGGCGGTGACATAAAACCAAGTGCGTACTTTGAGGCCCTTGAGAAAAGAGAGAGGAAAGTCAGGATTGCATGGTTTGGCTGGCTTGTGTTTGTGATTAGTTTAGTGATGCTTTTGAAAGGGATGAGATGAAAATAGAAATAAAAATTAGATTTAGTGGGGACGCATTATTTTCAGTAGAAGCCAAAAGCCTTAAGATCGCCATAGAGATGGCAGTCAAACAAGGTGCAGACTTGGAAGGTGCAGACTTGAGAGGTGCAGACTTGAGAGGTGTAAACTTGAGAGGTGTAAACTTGGAAGGTGCATACTTGGAAGGTGCATACTTGGGAGGTGCAGACTTGAGAGGTGCAGACTTGAGAGGTGCAGACTTGAGAGGTGCAAACTTGGAAGGTGCATACTTGAGAGGTGCATACTTGGAAGGTGCATACTTGAGAGGTGCAGACTTGAGAGGTGCAGACTTGAGAGGTGCAGACTTGAGAGATGCAGACTTGAGAGATATAAAATCAGATTTTTTTGGTAGACTTACAGCGGCTAAACAGGAAGTCCAAGGCCTGTATGATTATTTAATTAGAGGTAAAATAGATGGCTCTTGTTATGAAGGCATATGCGCTTGTTTCTGTGGAACCATTGCTAATCTCCGAAAAGAAAACTACGAAAATCTTTCTATTGATCTAAAGCCTGATTCAGATAGCCCCACTGAAAAATGGTTTTTAAGCATACACAAAGGCGACACTGAAGTTTCAAATCAAGTTGTTAAAATCACAGCCGAATGGATGCGTGAGTTTATGCAAGCAAATGATATTGCTATTCCAGAATACAAACTTGTATCAAGTTTAAATAATCAGGAGTTGTTTGCAAATGGATAAAACCATAACAGAAAACATAGACTTTAAAGGCATTGCTTGGCTTTTGTTCCCGGGTGTGATGTATTTTGTTTTGCTTTGGAACTAGGAGATAATCGTATGTTACCTAATTTAGAAAAAGTTATAGATCAAATGGGGCTAAAGGCCAACGACTGTCACCCAGCGCTGCCTAGAGATAAAGAATTTAGAGGCTTAGGCCTACTTGGCGGGGCCATATCTCTGGAAGAGCTCTATTTTATCACCGGGGTCATAGCCACAGTTAAGCCAGATATAGTAATTGAACTGGGTACCGCCTACGGAGGCTCAGTAGTCGGTATTGCATCAGTGCTAAAAGACTTCGGTAAGGGTGAAGTCATAACAGTTGATATCGCAGATGTACCGCCTAAGACTGCACGAGATATGATACTAGCTAACAATCTTCCGGTGCAATTTGTAACAGGTAAGAACTCAATTGATTTTTTAAATGAGTTAAAAGTAGAGGACAAAATATACCTTGTTTTCTCTGACACTGACATTCCACTTAGGCCCACTGAGGTTAAACTAGCTCTTGATAAATTACCCAAAGGGACACTTGTGATAGTTCACGACACGAGCGACAAACACCCCCGTGGCCCGATGGATCTTAAGAATAAATTAGGCAACGACTATAATGTGGTTGAACTGCCCACGCCAAGGGGTATTGCGATTGTGAGTAAGAATGGATGAATTTCTAAGCAGTTTTATAGGTGCTTTTTTTGGGGCAAGTCTTGGGACATATGTCGTGGGCTATCTCATTGTTAAAATAAAAGGCCCTCGACATGGAGCGTGAGGGCCTTTTAAACCAACTTTAAACCTGTGAGCGGCCCACATAAAACTATACTTTTAAGATTGTGTCAACCGTGAGAAGCTATCCTAGGTCAGGTAAGAGTAGTCCTGGATATTCTTTTTGCCCTACCTTCCGGGGGGACTGACCACCAAAAAGGGGTGGCTACTTGAGAGAGTATCAGTGTCCTAACTGCCGTATGCCGAGACGGTTTGATGTAGCTACCAAGTTGGAGAATGTTACTATTATTGAAGTAACATATGAATGCGAATCCAAACTCAAAGTCATCTACCCCAAAGGTGAGTACGAGTGGGTATGGGAATGCAAGAACTGGGGTCCAGATAGGATTATTGATGTTAAACGAAAGCGTTAATGAATTTATAGGCTGCATGGTTGTTGTAAGCTTTACGGTAATGTACTTCTTAGTTAAGGTTTTTCTTTAAGCGATTACCTAAGACTACTCACCTTCTTTGCGTACAAAGCAAGGATTGCAGCTTCAGCCCTGTCATTATGTTTCTTTAGTTTCCATAGGTCTTTAAAATCTGGAAACTCTAACGACGCTCTCGACATAGAATCTTCTTTGGTACTTAAACCAAACATAGGCTTCCATATCATTGGCTTTATGGGCACAACTAAAACTCCGTAACCGATAAGCATACCTTGTAATTGACCACATGTTTTTCCAAATCTAAAGGTAGATGACAAGCCCTGATTGGGCATGGCACCGGGCTCTTCAATGACACAAATACGGACATGCTTTGTGTATAAATCAACTAGCCTTGCTAGCTCATACATATCTACTTCAGATAAGTATCCCTGCTTTCTAGCTTTTGATTTCTTCTTAATAACTGGCATATCGATCATGTCCACAATCGCATTATCTTTAATGTGCATAACACATATCGCACCCGATAGACCTGGATCAACACCCATAACAAGGGGCCTTTTAAAGCTTACATCAAAGTTGTACTTAATCACTTAAGCATCATCTTGTGAAAAGGCTTTGGTGTTAAGTCCTCAGGTACAATCAACACGCCACTATACCTTGCAGCCCTTAATACTAGCTCTACTTTAGCGTTAGGGATAAGACCCCCCATGCCGCCCTTTTCTTTTGGATACATCCACCTATATACAGTACTAGGACTTAGCTTTACTGCGTCCTCACCTTGATACGCATTAACCGCATTACAAAGCCTGTACACACCCCCAAACCTTCTAACCACACACTCAGCAGGGGTCATTATCATTTCGTGCTTGACCTTGCTATCGACAGTGCGGCCCGGATGGTTAACTAGGTCATAGTGGGAGTTCCCATAATCTTTCATATTAGGAGCTCTTGGATCTAGCCGTTCATATAATTCTTTTCGCTTGGGTCTCATGATTCGCCTTTATTGATTCAAACAAGACGGTTATTAAACGCCTTGTCCACCCATGGCCAAAGCGGGACCAATGGGGTAGTTTTGCATAATGATTTAGTCTTAATTTTACCATACTTTCAAGGATTATAAAACTATCGGGAAGGCTTGAAGCCTTAATAGTTAATGGGCCTACAATACCGTCTTGCTCAGTACCTATGGCTTCTTGTAAAAACTTAATAGCTCGATTCACCCCTTGGTTTACAGCAGCGTCAAACAAACAAAGTCTTATTAGTCTTGGTAAAAGTAGTGGCTTTAACGGGTCCCAGTATTCAGCTTTGTAAAGTTCAATAGCCTCAGGCTCTGTTAAGTTTTTTATATCGAGGTATGGGTGTGATCTTTTACTGATACCATACTTTGTCTCTCCACCTGGGTCTTGGCTATCAAATACGTAACCACCTTCAAATTGCAGTATTAAGCTAACCGACCTTTTAAAATCCATTTGCAATCCACAACCCAAAAAAACCCGCCGCAGCTAACCACAAAATAAATAAAGCCCAATGGTAGCTATGCTTCATCTGAAACTCTCTTAATCTCTTTAATAGCACGGTGTGCTTGGTTTATATCTTTGGAATTAGTTTGTACCCGAGCGTCAAGCTTTGCTACCCACCAAAGAGCCTTTGCAGCAGTGATAAACACCGTGATTATGGTACCAAAGTTCATGACAATCATGGCACCGATTGCCCAATAGAATTTGGAAAGATCTACTATCTGCACTGCCTGGTCTGGTTGCATCTGTACAAAATCTCCTTTAGGTCAATGATATCGTTTATGGGTAAACAAGCACCACGCTCCCCACTTGGCAAATCCACAAAAACCCAGTCGCCGTCAAACTTAGAAGCCGTCGGTTGAGTAATACAGCTACTCATTAAAAATACGCTTAAGAGCTTCAGCATCTTTGTTCTTAAAAGCTTCTCGTATTTTTGCCACATCTTCTTTTACCTCTGCCTTCCGATTACTCTCATTAATACTATTTTGTATTTCTTTAATAAGCTTAATAAGCTCTGGAAGTGCCGACATAAAAGAACTAATTAGGCTTAACATCTTTTATCGCATCTTCTAAAGCTTTAGTTCTTGGGTTAATACCAAGTGTCGGTAAGTAGCTAAGAAATTTTAAAAACTTAAGCGTTATGTTTGATACATTTATATCATCTTGCTTACTCGGTGTTAGCTTGACAACCGCTGTAGCAGCTATTACTAAGCCACCGAGTGCTTGCAAAATTATGGGCAATACTTCTAATGCCTTTTGTAATATGTTTTCCATTTGATTCCCCCTTGTTATTTATCCGTAAAATTCTTCGACACTGATTATACCTGCTGCACCCACACCGCCTGCTTGCCCGTTCGCACCTGCTGCCCCAGCGGTGCCTGCTGCGCCAACTGCGTAAGAATAGGTCGCATCAGGGCTTGCGATAATTGCACAGATATACCCGCCCGAAGCACCGCCGCCACCTCTGTGGACGTTTCCTGCACCGCTAGGGCTTGCACCCGCGCCGCCACCGCCGCCACCAGTGTTAGCCGCTGCTGCTAGGCCTACGCCGTTGTAAACTCCGCTCGAAGCACCGCCATAAATGGTAGTGCCACCCGAAGCACCTGCTAGCCCCGGACCTGCCGTAGGAGTATAAGCGTTACCTCCACCGGCTTGCCCCGTAGCTGAAAACATAAGTGATCCGCCTGAAACAGTAACCGTGCCACCTACTGATATAGTGCTATTGAAAAGGCCTTTTGTACCGCCATTAGCAGTAAATAGCGAAGTTCCAAAAGTAGTAACGCCCCCGTCGCCTGCGGCAGTTCCTCCTGCGGTACCCGACCCAGCGCCGCCACCGCCGCCGCCTACCATTGAGACCTTAATGTGCTTACACCCCGCAGGAGTGGTGTATGTGCCAGACCCCGAAGTAAATCTTTGGATAGTCGGTGTTTTAGAAATATCTTTGTAGTTAACCCAAGCAGAGCCCTGATAAAACTCAAAAAGGCTTGTTGTCGAATTGTATCTAACTGCACCTACCGCCACAGACCCATCTCTTTGAGCCGTAGTACCAACTGGCACTGTCATATCTTCAGTGCCTGGGATTACTGGGTTATCTGCAAGCCCGACTGTAGGGTTACCGGATACACCGTCACCATTACTGATAGCTATCTCGTTTGTATCCCCCGTAATGGTTCTAGCTGATGTAGCAGTAGCCGATACTTTAGCGAGAATGCCCGTGCCCGCTGGCACCGTTACGTCAGCTGTTATACCAGCTACCACATCAAAGCCGTCCCCAGTGGAGTTAACCTGCAAGAAATAACCAGCAGTAGCTAAGTCCGTAGGTAGAGTTAACGTAAAAGAATCTACAAAGCCGTCTGCTAAAATAACTGATCTATCAATCCGGTCCTTTAATCTTTGGCAGATCATGGTTAATCTATCTAAAGATTGCTCTACTGTTTCAGCAGGCAAGCTATCGTTCTCGATAAGATCCACTTCTTGTGTGGCACTTGGGTCTCTGTAAACGGTTAAAGTCTCACCGCTTGCAGGGGCTGTTATCATAGTAACTGTTCCACCGGCGGCTACACCTGAACCTGTTACCGTGTAACGTGTAGTTATGGTCTGAGTTGTAGCTACACCGGCTGCTGTAGTTAGTATCACCACAAGGTCAGCGTTAGCTAAGAAGTAGTATGGAAAAGAAAAGGCAGTAGTAGATCCGTTACCAGCAAAAGTAACCCTGTTAGTTGTAGTTGAAATTGACATTACCTACCCCCCGGCGTGTCGGCTCCCGGCCTCCACCAAAATTTTTTATTATTTTCTTTCTGCATTTTTCTCTCAAGCCGTCTTGTACGCCTATCAAAGTTAGGGTCTATCAGTCGCTCTATGTTATCAAATAAAACTCTCTCTACCCCAAGCCTTGCGTACCACAAAGAAGATAGCACTGGTACGTTTCGCTTGGTCACCCTAAATACATCGCGCTTAAAGTTAGTGTCTCTGCTATCAACAAACCTGTCAAAGTTACCCTTGGTAGATCTAAATATATCATCAGCCAAGCCTGTCATAGGTCCCGTAAGTTCTGTGATAGGTGATCTGCCAAACCTTGAGAAATCCCCTAACAGAAAATCACCAAAAAGACCTGCACCCCCGCCTTGCATCATAGCTGCCATTAGAAACTTAGGGTCAAACTCAAACTTATCCTGTTTTTTCCCCTTAGCTAAATCTTTTAAATGCATGGCCACAGCCCCAAGCATAGTGGTCCCTATAGTTACCATAGCTAAGTGGTCAAACTTTCTCTCCACCCGTGCCCGCCTAACAGCAGGTATCATGTGATTTAAAATAACTGAGATAGGAAAGGTCTTAAACATGAACAAACTATTAGCTAAAACTCTAGAGAGTGAACCTGATGAGCCATCCCCGAATGCCGCACCCGTGGTTAACGCTTTAACAGCTAAGTTACCTTCGTTTGCAGCAAGGGCTCTTAAAGAAAATATCCATTGATCAAGACCGTTTGCAATCCTGTTTGCCTCAGAAGCTGATACACCTAAATTACTATCTACTCTAAAATCATTGGTGATTAAAAACTTTGATCCATGCTGAGTATCAAAAACATCAGCCCTTAATAGCACACCCCAGTCTTTTTCACTTATACCAAAGGCTTCTAAGCTTTTTGTAAGGTCGGTATCTAATTTCTGCCAAGGAGTTTGCTTAGTTATTCGCTCACCCACATGGCTGAGGGCTTCTAGAGATATTGCATCTTTTGCAGCGTTAGTCATGTGCTGTAAACCAGATAGCTTATTGGTCATACTTGATAGTGTGCCCGTTATTTTACCTGGACTTGTTTGGCCTGCAAATCTGGTATCAGCTAGCACACTGCTGTTTATTATATCAGCGTTAAACCCTACACGCTTTGCTATCTCTTTTAGCTCTGTGGAACTTCCAGTAAAAAGAGCTGCGTAAGTCCCCATTGTTTTAGTAACGCTTAAACCATTGATTCTGGCAGTAGCTGCGATAAAAGCTGTATCTGAGATGGCCGATAGAGACGCTGCACCAAGGACTGAAGATCGTATCCAATTCTGAGTTCCTGTTACCACTTTGTACCAAAGAGCGTCGGCGTCTCCTGAGCCTAAGCCCCTGATTACTTTATACTGCGCATCGGTCCATTTCTGCTTTAACTTACTTGCACCCTCAGCTTCCATTTTAAGATTTAAAAACCGTGACATAGCATCAGGCTTTGGACCTAAAGTTTCCAGTAAACCTATGTCTCTAGAAACAAAGTCTACATGCCCCAAGAAAGCATCTATTAAACCGTTCTTTCCTGTTCCAAACTTACTGTTGTATTTTATAAATGCATCTGCGTTTTTGAAATGAAAAAATCTAGAGGCTTCTCTTTTGGCATTTACATCCCCGCCTTTTGCCCCGGCAGTTACCTTCCCGTCCTTTATTCTCTTTTGTAGGCTTGATCTACCACCTGTTATAATATCGTCGTAGGTGTCATCAATTATTTTTCTAAGCTGTAAGTCACTAAACGGTAAACTCGTTTCAGGATTTAGCATCTTCTCTCTATCTAAGAGTGGCTCAATGTAATCACCCCACTCCGATTTAGAGAAATTTATAATGGCCTCTTTTTTGTGGATCTGTGGAAAATAATTATCTATCTTTCCGATATTGGCACCGGCAGATCTAAGCCGTGAATGACCATAGTCGAATACTTGAGATAGGAGATCTCCTAATTGCTTAGCTTCAGCGTTGTCTGTTGCTTCACCTAAAGCATGTCTTACTGCTTTTTCAAAAATAGTATTATCCCTTTTAAGACCTAAGAAATTACCTTTGATCTTATCCCCTAACTCATCCATTAGAGAATACATAGTAGCCCTTACACCTTCACCTGCATAAGCTGCATTCTGGTATAAGTTACTAACCTTCTTTTCGATCTTCCCTTTTTGCCCGTCTAACCTAGTATTTACTTCATTTATCTTGTTAGCGTGTCTAATGTTAGCGTGCTCTTTTCCTATGGTTCTTAGGACTTCTTGCGCCACTGCATCGTTTGCAGCTTGGTGTGCAGCGCCTGAGCTTTGACCGGCCTTCTCGTACTTAGCCACAAGCCCCTGATACTTATTCAGAAACTCATCTACTTTTTTAGTAGATATCATGGACGCAGCCGCGCCGTCTGCTATACATTTTATAAAACTCATAAGCTGCAAGTCCTTAGTATGTTTCTAAAAGCCGTGTTATCTTCTATCTCTTTTTTAATGGAAGCCACTGTTAAGTCATCTGTCACACTGTCGCCCACTATAATGTCTTCGTCCTTATGAGTTTCTAAAAACTTTTGAGTGTCATCCATTACAGCAGCTTCTGAATTAAGAGTGGCTTCGATTTCTTTTTGCTTTCCTAGCATTACTTTCTCAGCCCTTGGCTGTTCCACCATAGGGTTACTCTCTTTGGTACTAGTCTTTTCTATAGCAGGCTCTTGTATTAGCTTTACATCAGCCCTTGCCTTTGGTGACTTTAGACTATCAGGATTAATAGCAGCTAACTCGTCATTAGTTATTCTTATTTTTTCAGGGTCTAAGTTTCTACCTTCTCTTAAAGCAATTTCTAACTCACCCAGGGCTTCTACATGCTTTTCCATTACAGCTACGTCATTTAAAAACTTACCTACATCGGCATCATCGACGTCTATTTTTCTGGCCATAACACGTGCTGCATCAGCAGCTTCAAAATTACCCTGCCTTTTAAACTTCTCAGACATATCGTAGAAAATGGCTTGGTGACTTATCTCAGGTACGCTTATTTTTTCTAAGCCTTTAGCTACACCGCGTGCTAGTCCACCAATACCTGCACCAAACAGTGCTGCCATACCTACGTTCTCAGCAGCTTGCTTAAACCCGTATGTGTTTCCTATCTCATTTTGCCACTCAGCTACAAAGGGCTGAATAGCTACTTCGCTGGCAGCGTTAATTGCAGCTTCCATAAGGGCTGTTTTTATTATCCCATACGAAGACGCTGCACCAAAAGGGAGTGTTGCAAGATTGATAGGGTCCGTAAATCCAGCGCCAATCCCCCCTGCAAGCCCGCCGCTAAAAGCCGAAAAACCTGTAGCTCCTGCTGATACCTTTTCTAAGTTCTTTAGAGAAGACCTAGCCTTAGACTTAGCTCGCTCATTTACTTCCCCAGAAAGCCACATGCCACTTGCGCTATCTGGCAAGCTAACCTTTGTTTGCTCTAAAAGCGTATCTACCGCTTTTATCATCTCAGGACTTTCGCGTCTTAGTGTACCAGTTCTTGGATCTGCTATAGCTTCTTGGCTACCATCTTCTAACAAGCTAAGCGCATCTTGGTAAATGTCTCTACCCACTGCTGACTTATAGTTGTCATCTCGTTCTTGTGTGAATTTCTGTCTTAGGTAACTTGTTGAATTTGAGTTGTAGTTATCTCTTGTGGCTTCAAAGCTTGCACCCACTACGTCAGTAAAAGTAGTAGAGGGCACTTGGGCCTCTACTATGCCTGAATCCACTCTAGTCCTATTTACTAAGTCAAATATACCAGCCACTACAAGGGAACCCCTCTACGGCTTAAGTCTGAGCCCTTTGGTTTCTCCTTAGGTATCTTTCTTTGGTATTCTACTATAGACTTCATATCTAATTCAAAAGGCTCACCCTTACTATCTAGGACTAGCTCATTATCTCTTTTTAGCATGTACAGACCATCACCTACCTGTATAGGGCTTAAGCGACCTTGTGACTTTAGAGCGTTTAAGTTTTCACCTGATGCAGTTCTTAAGGTGTCTTTGTGTGTGGTCATAAGCATGTCATCTGTTAAGTTCTCAAAAGCATCTACAAACTCGGAGTCATCAACAAACTTTCCACTCTTATCTCTAAATGAAAATATGCGCCTATCATTAATGTCTATCTGTGGACCAACTATACTCTCTAAGGAGTCTTGAAACTGAGAAGAATCTAACTCTGCTAAAGAGCCTCCCGACTCAAAGGTTTTATTAGCGCTGTGGTAAAAAGCTGCGTCCCGAATCTTTACTCTTAAGTCTGGATCTGAAATAGCATTACCCACATACGTATCAAAATCTTCTTTAACTCTGGTATCAGACGGTAACAAAAAGCCTGTTTTACCAGTCTCAGCGCTGCCACCCCTTTTCTCAAGCTCAGCGTTAAATAGCTTTCGCCCAGCTATAATCCCTTGAGATACATCAGGTGCTTCACTCGAAACCGAAAGTGCTATACCCATGCCTGGGTCCACCTTAAAGACTTGCTCTGAGATACGCTTTTGCATGTCAGAATCTGCGTTCTTATCTAAGTTTATTAGAAAAGCATTTATGTCCTTAGCTTCTGAATCTTTTAAAAAGCTTGCTACACCCTTAGCTTCTGCTGGGTTTAGAAAAGGTACTTCATCCTGCCTAAGACCATGCCTCGTTCTAGCATCTTCTATAAATGCTTTTCTATCTATAAGTGTTGTGCCTAAGCTATTGGGATCGCCAAACTTGATAGTGCCGTACTTCTCTCCTGCCTCAGTAAAGAAAGCCCAAGGGTCTTTAAACTTAAGTTTTTCTAGGCTGTTTATCTTAGTTTTCTTCTGATTGTCTAAAGCATCTAATCTGGAATATAAGCCGGCTTTGTCAGTACCATCTAAGAAGTCATCTAGGTCTTTCCCGTCAAGCTTCCGTCTTGCATAGTCAGGGTTTAAGCGTATCCACCCAAGAACTGAGGATACCGCTATTTCTTTCTGGCCCCTAGCCTTTAACTCTAAAGCTTTGGTTTTAGGTAGCTGGCCCGTGGTAACTAGCCTATCCATATCTTTACTGTGCTGGTCTATTTGTAAATCCAAAGAGCTAGGACTTGAAAGCGCTGCTGAAGATAAGTTGTTTAAAATAGTAGAGTAATCAGTTACCGCCTTAACACCCGCTAAATCAGCTTGGCTACCCGCTGAGGCATTGTGCATGTGCCCCTTAATCTTCGCTGAGCTTTCAGCAAACATGCGCCTTGCCGTAGGGGACGTTGCGTTCTCGCCCACTTCAGTAAGGGTGTCATCAACTCTCTTGTTGTAATCTTCAAAAGCTTTTGCATCCCCTGGCTCAGCAGTTCTTACAAGCTGTTCAAGGTCTCTTGCTAAATCAGCATTGGCTCTTGATAGATTAACCGATACTTCAGATGCATTTTTTTGGTCCAGGGCTTTTTCAACACCTGTAACGCTTGCATTTGCCGCCCGGCCTAAATTTTGTAAAGCCCTACCTGCGCCTGCACCTAACTGGTCCGGTGTTACTCTCGGGCCTTGAACAGGACCAGCTGCTTGCGTCTGTCTTTGGTACTCTCTTATTACTGGCATTTAACCACCCGCTCCACCACTGACTGCCTGTTGGGCCGCTTGGCCCGCACCTTTTACTACAGCCGACGCTTGGTTTATAAACCCGGCCCTGCTTGCGGATCTGCCAGCTTCTCTAAAATTACTAGCTTCTTTTAAGAATGCATCACGTTTACTTCTACCAGAATCACGCATGTTGATTATGTCTTTTTCAGCCATGCTCGCATTATCCCTTAATACTTCAAGGGCTGAGCCTTCCATTCTAATGCCGCTTGCGCCAATAGCTGCCACGTTTCGCTCTCTATCTCGCATGACCGATATTCTAAATTGTCTTTCATCTTCAAATGTCTTTTTCTGAGTTTCCTGAGCCATTCTTTCAGATTCAAGTGAGTTTAAACCAAGGGCCCTTTTCGTGGCGTCCGCTTCTTGGCCCGCCCCTTCAAACTCAAGAAATGTAGTAGCTGCGCCCATTATCTGTCCTGCGTATGAAGTTGAGGCATGATTGCTAAAACCACGCATGGCAACGGTTGATCTTGCCTAAAACATAATTGGTTCTGAAAATCGTAGTCTGCATCTAATGTTTCAGAGCGTATACCCGTATATAAAGCTGGCGCTCTACCCATCGCATCTGAAGCTGTTCTAAAGGTAAGTGTAGTTAAATCAGTAAAGCTTGTACCAATCTTAAGGCCTAAAGATCTATGCAGCATAATACCTACTCTGTGCGTTCTTTGGGTTTTACCCAGGGCTGTACCATCTGCTGCACCCGCATTAAGTCTTAGCATTTTACCATCTGAATTATACGTGTAACCCAAATGAACTGTGGTAGCTGGTGTATCCAAAGTTACAGCGCCACTTGAAACTGTTTGTGAAGGCTGGGTACCGCCATCAGCGCATATGCTTACCAACTCACCCTCTAAGTGACCCAGGCCCGATATAGTTGATATGTATTTTCTAACCTCTCCACCTGAAACGTAAGTGGTGTAAGATGTGGTATCTAAATCAACCCCCGCTAAATCAGTAAGCTCAAAAGTATCTGTAGTCTTGTTAGCGACTAAGGCACTCACGCCACTAAGCTCTGTCATTCCAAGTATGCCTGAAAACAGAACCTTATCGCCATTGGAAAACCCATGAGCAACTGCTGTTACAACGCCAGGGCTTGCCTTAGTGATACCCGTAACTGTTACCGGGTCATCATAAGTAAGACCCGCATCTACAAAGAAAGCATCTTTTTGTTCTATTGAATCATCAAATATCGGAGTTAAAAACTCAATGTGTCTTGTAACAGCGCCGTTTACATAGCGCTGAACTATCATCCAAGTCTCATCTCTTGAGCCGTCTTGAGATGGTATAGTAGCGATACTTTCTACTTTTGCAGGAGTACCTGCTGCATCGCTAACTCCACCTATTAACTGTCTGTGCCAGCCCACTTTAAAAGAATCAACATCTCTTTCATAAGTTAACCCGACTAAGTACCCATCCGAGCGTACACACCACAGAATAGGCTGAGGCTCTTTGTTAGCTGACATCTCAACAAGCCCACCTTGAGTTATATGCTCAGCAAGTAATGTTAAGTCACTCGCCCTAAAACCATCAACTTCGAATGAGTAGTTTAACTCTCTTACTTTTCTAGAGGATGGCTGAACAAATAAAACCGACTTACCAAACTGGATGGCCTGTATATTTGCACTCCCATACGTAGTCGATCTTTTCGCTGTAATGTTTGCAGGTGTTAATGCTTCACTTTGTGAAGATGGCCTAACTATCCATTCCCCGCCTGTAGTCCCTACTATCAAACCTTTTTCATCTGAAGTAATCCACCGGACCACATTCACATCATTGGCATTAAAGGTGAAAGACAAAGCTGTTGAATCAGCTACTGTCCCACCTAATGCCGACGGTGCAAAGTCAGTATAGTTACCCACAACACTTGCATCTATTCTTTGCGGAGTGTTTGAGTTACCACCAAATATCAATCTATCCTCATGAAAGGTAACTGCCGCAGGGTAACCCGTGGTGCCCGACCACACCCCTAGTCTCCAAGAAGTTTTAGCAGCAGTGTTAGTTAAAGTTTTAGTTACGTCTATCGTTACGCTGCCGTGGTTCACGTAGGTCACTATTGTACCCCAACCCCACGTAGCGACTTGCTGCAATCTTACAACTCTACCCACATCTGTACTTTCAAAAACACCGGGTCTAGCTATGCCGCCTGATGTATATGTATTTGCGAAAGTAGAGCCTTGTAAGTCAAAGTTATTGGCATCTATCTTAGTTACGGTCCAATCACCATTAGCTTCTGTAGTTCCACCGACACTCTCTATGCCCGTCTTATCGCCCGTAGCAAACAAATGGCCAGTCACTGTTATTCTTATTAAGCCAGACCCGTTGTTGGCAGCATTTGATATAGTACTCGTAGTATTATCAGACTTTAGCGTCACACCCGCACCCGTAGCTCCCCCTGGGGTTAAAGATATGGTCGTGGCATTCACTGGTAAGTACGGTGACTCATCAAACTCAATCTCAGTCAGTGTCCAAGAAGTATGACCCGTTCTAGTTAACTGCCTTGGAGCATAATCCGGATGCACGATATACATTACGTCTGCACTCTGAGTAACTCGTATCTGAAATAAATCAGCCGCTGCATAAGGTGACGTTATCTCGTAAGGTGATCCACCCGATTGTATTTGACCTTGGTTTCTGTAAAACCTTACATACTCGTTTCCAAATTCTAATATGTAGGCTTGAGTTGTAGAAAACCTAAAGGCTATAAGCCTTGAATCTTCACTAACAGTCTCGGTAGTAGCGACATACTGCGTGCCAGATCTTTTAACTAAACCACCTTGCAAAGAGGGTACGAAATTTAAACACGTTTCTAGCGCTTCTCTATATCTATCAAGACCCACTTGCCCATTCATTAATGGGCTAAATTCTCCACCGGAAAAGCTTGATTGTATGGGTGAGACTTTTGGCATTTAGGCCCTCACCGTTACCCACGTATCCTCGGGTGGATTTTGAGCCACACGCTCAATAGCGTTGACCCGTCTGGCATCAGCGATTATGTCTTTGTACTGAGATGATATATCAGCCTTTTTGGTGTTAGACTGAGTTATTTCTTCAGCTAAAGTTTCAGCAAGCTTATAAGAAAAAGCTTCCCTAAACAAAGCATCCATTTCATTCGGGTCTGTTACGTCATATATGTATCGTATCTTTAATGGCGCAGCATCGTCAGTTACTATACTCTTTCCCTCAATCTGCCAGTCTAAATCGTTAGTCAGATCTTCACCGTCTTTGGGTAGTAGCCTTAGAAAATCAGACGGCAGTGGAAAGCTATTTGTTTTTGTAAAAATAGGTGCAGTAGCGTTTGCTGCAAGGCCTGCCCTTTTCATAGCAAAAGACCATGAATGCTTTCTAAGCTCTGCAAGCTTTACAGGCTCATAAGCAAGATTAATAGATCTAGCATTTCTAGAATCTTCGGTAAGTGAAGTGATACTTTTAGCACCTAGTATCTGTAGCGCTCTATTTGCTATCTCAACCTTAGATGCCAAAGAAACCTACCTGTTAGTTTTAGTTATACAAAAAGACACCAAACCGTTTGCCGCATTCGGCGCTGCTGACATGTGCGGCCTTATTACATCGCCCACTGCTAAATATCGAGTCGCCGTTACGGTACCATAAGAAGCTGTACCCAAAGTAACTGGGCCCAGTGATTGATCGGATGCAAGACCTGTTGTTGTAGTTAAATCAGATCCGTTCTTGGATATAACAAGCGTTAAAGCTCCAGCTGTCCTAATACCCGTCATAGACATGGCGTACGTGCCTGCCTCGTTAATGGTGAAGCTTGCACCGTTTGCTGCACTTGTGGCGTAAGTTATAGCCGTACCTACGTTACTAACAGTCGTTGAGTAAACAGGTATAGCCGTAGCTGTTGTACCCAGCGCCCCTACCGTATGTACCCACACCTCGTTTTCTTTAGGCGGGGCAAATATGAAAGCCTTACTCATCTAAAAACCCCTTATGCCGGTGGCCAGTTGCCTTTTAAAATATGATTCTTAAACTTATCTAAGATATCTAAAACTTCCTGTTTTAAGATAGCTCTCTGATTAGCGCCGTCAAGATTAACTGTTGTAGCCGCAAGATTAATTGTAACCTCAACCGTATCTGCACTTACCGCAGAACCCACACCTTCAGTAACCGAAAACTCACCCTCACCTACGGATAACCCGTAAATACGTGTAGCCATTATTCCCCCAAAAAACTTAAGGGGTTTTTACACCCCTTAAACTTATTAAATTACGTAGTACACCTGCATTGAAATAGTGCCTGCGGCTATTATAGCTTCTGTAAGAGTAAGACAAATATCGTAGTCACGCTTTGAATCTGCACTCAAACCCAGCGCTGCCCAAAGTGGTTTTTCGATATCTTCTAAACCGTACACTGCTGACCCATGCGTAACATCGCTGTTTTTAAGCGCAGTCGTTAGAGCCTGAGCACTTGCAAAGTGATCAGCATCCACAACAGCTCCGCCGTTAGCCGTAGTTTGGTAGATGCCAACGTCGGCAAGACCTGTCGAGCCTAAGTCATCACAAGATAAAAGCACTTGTGCTACTCTTGCGTTAGAAGGTACCGATACCATTCGGTAAATAGACGCAATAGCATCCGCTG